GATTTGCAGAGGCGTCTCGCGGTGTTGATGGGCGAGTAGCACACCCCATGATGTTTTTGGGGGATAGGGAAACCCCACCCACCCCCACCCACCCGAACTGAGGGGGCGCCAGTCCACGCGCTATACATGATGTTTCACACAACCAATTTCAAACCAAAATCTATGGAGCCGTGCAAAGGTGAATGCCGCTTTACTGGCGATATAAGCGTCACTGATAGCCTTTGTCTTGTTTGTAGTATGACACCAGAGGAAAAGACCGAATGGGCTTCTCTGGACGCCTTAGAGCGCGATGTATTGTCTAAGATAGTCGAGACTCGCCGTGAGGAAATGTGGAATATGTGGGAATATATGACCGAGCCTACCTTGCAGTAGGGGTTATTTGTCCCTTTTAAACTTTCTGCCGACAAAAAACACGGTCACATTGACTGCCGTGTTGATTGTTAGCATGGCTAGTAGCCACCATTCCCACCATTCAGGCACCCCCGCCCCCCTTTAATTTGTACCATAGTACCTATTTTTATGGGTACATCGTTGTTTTTAAATAAAATAAGGCAGGAATCCTGACCCCCGGGGTATAATATATACACCATTTAGAACGGGATGCCGTGCTTTTTCGTTCTGTCTAGCTCTTTCAAATGCTCCAATCCGTGGATAGCGCATAAGAGTTTGCCGTAACTACTAATAACCGCTGTATTTTGGCACTTATCGCAATGCCCCTGCCTCGGCAATACATTCTTCGAGGTCTTTTTGCACGGTATATTCTCCGTGATATCGTCTCGCATTTTCAATCTCCCGTTTCAAAATTGCAAGAAAACCTTCCGCCGCCAGTAAATTCATGACTTCAGAATCTGCCGTGAAGACAATTCTGGCCCCGCCATCGTCCATTTCAATGATTTCGTCTATCTCGATTTCCATGAATATCTCCCATAGTATATATTATATATTATATATTATATAATATTATATATAATATTATTATATATATTATATATATATACATGGATACACATTTTCTTGGCCTAGTGTCAAGAGGAACTGTGGGGTATATTGGACTAGAGGCGCATTGTCTCCCGGCGCCTCCGGTGGGGTTGAGCTTTTTCGGCTCCCCCACCGTCATTTTCTTAGGGAGTTGACTGGGAGCTAAAATTGACTGACAATATCATACAATTTCCTCGCGGAGTTGGTCTTGATGAAGACGCCGAGCTGGACCCAAAGGAAATGCTTGGGGTTCTGCAAGAGGAAGTAACCATGACGGAAGCCATTGTTGTTGGTTGGACAGAAGACGGTAATTTATTTATGGCTACGTCACATGGCAAAGCGCCAGACATGGTGTTTTTGCTGGAGCTTGCAAAATCCGTTTTACTGAATCGGTGTGTAAGTGATGCTTGATGTACTCAGCAACCGTAATTATATGCTTAATTGCCAATATGCAGGCCTGTCTTATTGCGGAAGACAGGTATGGCCCATACCCTACATTTGAACAATGCAAAGCCCGCGCAGAAGAAATGGTTTCTCAAGTAAGGAAACTTCCTTTTCACAAACCTACGCACTGGATTTGCAAGAAAAGTGGAGATTCGGCCAGATATGAGTTCTCTATCGGCAATAAATCAAAAGATTTCTCAATTACCTCCTGACCAGAAGAAAGAAATACTGGATTTACTGGGGGAACTTGAGGAAGCCCGGTCTCGGGAAGGGGCAAGAACAGACTTTATGAAGTTTGTTAACAGGGTATGGCCTGCATTTATCAGTGGAAGACACCATGCAATCATGGCGGACGCCTTTGAGAGGGTGGCAAATGGCGACCTAAAGCGACTTATTATCAATATGCCGCCGCGACACACCAAATCCGAGTTTGCTTCATATCTTTTCCCGGCTTGGTTCCTTGGGAAGTACCCAGAAAAAAAGATAATACAAACAGCTCACACAGCGGAGCTGGCGGTTGGATTTGGCCGTAAGGTAAGAAATCTGATAAACCAGTCTGATTTTCAGGAAATATTTCCCGGTATAACTTTATCTTCTGATTCAAAGGCCGCTGGCCGTTGGAATACAAATAAGCGAGGTGATTATTTTGCGATTGGTGTTGGCGGTGCCGTTACTGGTAAAGGTGCTGATGTTCTCATTATTGACGACCCGCATTCGGAACAGGAAGCGGCATTGGGGGCTTACAGCCCGGAGGTCTACGACAAAGTATATGAATGGTACACTTCAGGACCTCGTCAGAGACTCCAGCCGGGGGGAGCGATAATTATTGTTATGACAAGATGGTCTGTCCGTGATTTGACCGGGCAAATTGTTAAGTCAGCTACACAAAGAGAGGGCGCCGATGAATGGGAAATAATTGAGCTTCCGGCAATCATGCCCTCTGGAGACCCGCTGTGGCCTGAGTTTTGGCCAGTAGACCAGCTTGAGGCACTAAAGGCCGAACTCCCGATTTCCAAGTGGTCAGCGCAGTACCAACAGGACCCGACATCGGAAGAGGGAGCGCTTATAAAGAGGGAATGGTGGCAAGAGTGGGATTATGGCAACCCGCCACCGTGCGAGGCCATAATTCAAAGCTGGGATACGGCCTTTCTAAAAACCCAAAGAGCCGACTATAGCGCCTGCACGACTTGGGGCGTGTTTTATCACCCGAATGAAGAGGGTAAAAGTGTACCCAATTTAATACTGTTGGATGCGTATAAAGAAAAGCTAGAGTTTCCGGAACTTAAACGCGCCGCTTATGACAAATATTGGGAATATGAACCCGACCAAATGATTGTTGAGGCGAAAGCGGCTGGTTCTCCGCTTATTTTTGAGTTAAGAGCTATGGGAATACCTGTTACGGAGTTTACACCGTCACGCGGACAGGATAAGATAGCTAGGGTGAATGCCGTCACTGATTTGTTCGCCTCCGGCGTTGTATGGGCGCCGCCTACAAGATGGGCGGAAGAAGTAATAGAAGAGTGTGCGGCATTCCCCGCGGGAGAAAATGATGACTTGGTTGACTCAACTACCCAAGCATTACTTCGATTCCGTCAAGGTGGTTGGATTAGAAGCAGTATGGATGATTGGGACGATGAGCCAACATACAAAAGACCAGTTGAATATTACTAAAACATACAGATATGTTCCTCATGATTCAGTTGATGAGTATGAGAAAAATGGGTGGAGTGTGGCAAGTTATATGTACGGCTCCCATCACGCTAGGTATTCTGTTATTATGGAAAAACCTAACAAACAATAGGAATTTAAAATGGCCGTAGAAAAACAAATGATTCCCGGTGAAATGGACATTGAGGGTACATCCGAAGTAGAAGTTGAGGTTGTAAATCCAGAAATGGTGGGCGTAGAGGTCGATGGCGAATCTGTGGTCATTGATTTTACTGGGGAAATGGAAGAAGAGATTTTCGGTCCAGAACATGACGCAAACCTTGCCGAGTACATGGAAGACCAAGAGCTACAGGCCTTAGCATCTGAATTGGTTGATGATTTTGTCGCTGACCGTGAATCCCGCAAAGAATGGGCGCGTTCATACGTTAAAGGTTTGGACCTTCTCGGCATGAAAATCGAAGAGCGGACACAGCCTTGGGCTGGCGCCGCTGGCGTTTTTCACCCAGTTTTAACAGAAGCGGTTGTTAGATTCCAAGCTCAAGCAATGGGAGAAATATTCCCAGCCTCTGGACCTGTAAGAACAAAGGTCATGGGTAAGCGTGAGCCAGAAAAGATGGAGCAAGCAACCCGAGTAGAAACTGAAATGAATTACCTCTTAACTGAGGAAATGACAGAATATCGTGATGAAACAGAGCAAATGCTGTTTCGGCTTCCTCTTGCTGGCTCTTCTTTCAAAAAAGTTTATTACGACCCAATCATGGAACGCCCATGCGCCATGTTTGTTCCGGCTGAAGACTTTGTGGTTTCCTACGGAGCTTCTGACCTAGCTACAGCGCCACGCTACACACATATCATGAAGAAGACGGCCAACGAGATTGTTGAGCTTCAGGTAAATGGTTTTTATATTGATGTAGACCTGCCTGACCCAGAGCCAGATTACTCTGATATCCAAGAAAAATATGACGAAATTGATGGCGAGACTGCCGTTATCGAAGACGATGACAGGCACACAATTCTTGAGATGCACGTTGACCTAAACATGCCAGAGCCTTTTGATGACCCAGACGGCATTGCGCGGCCATATGTTGTAACAATTGATAAGTCCAGCCTAACAATCCTATCAATTAGGAGAAATTGGTATGAAGACGATAGTAAAAAGCGTAAAAGACAGCACTTTGTTCACTACCGATACCTACCGGGACTCGGGTTTTATGGGACGGGTCTTATTCACCTTATTGGTGGTCTTGCTAAAAGTGCCACAAGCATTCTTCGTCAACTTATTGACGCTGGCACGTTATCCAATCTACCTGCTGGCCTCAAAGCTCGCGGGCTTCGTATTAAGGGTGATGATTCGCCTCTCATGCCGGGCGAGTTCCGTGACGTTGACGTGCCGGGGGGTGCAATTAGGGATTCGATTGCATTCCTTCCTTACAAGGAGCCATCATCGGTATTATACCAACTTCTCGGAAATATCGTGGAAGAGGGGAGACGGATTGGCTCCGTTGCTGATGTACAAGTTGGAAACCTCAACCCGCAAGCTCCAGTCGGAACTACGCTCGCGCTGATGGAACGTAGTATGAAGGTTATGTCTGGTGTTCAGGCTCGCCTTCACGCCGCTCTAAAAAAAGAACTTCGTATTCTCGGCAAGATTATCAAAGATTATATGGGGCCTAATTACGCCTATGATTTAGAGGGTGATTTCAACAGACAGGAGGACTTCGATGATAGGGTTGATATTATCCCTGTGTCAGACCCCAACGCCGCAACCATGTCGCAAAGAGTTGTGCAATACCAAGCGGCTATGCAGTTGGCTCAACAAGCTCCCAATCTCTATGACATGGGCAAGCTCCATCGTCAGATGCTCGAGGTGCTGGGAATAAAAGACGCTGACCAGATTGTAAAACTGCCAGATGACGTAAAGGCATCAGACCCAGTCACAGAGAACATGGCAATCTTGAAGCAAGAGCCTGTAAAGGCGTTTAAATATCAGGACCATGAGGCGCATATTCAGGTGCATATGGCCGCCGCTCAAGACCCCAAACTACAGGAAATTATTGGTCAATCTCCTTTTGCAGGGGCAATACAGGCCGCCATGTCAGCGCATATTACTGAGCATGTGGCGTTTCAGTACCGTAAAGAAATTGAGAAAAACCTTGGCGTTGCGATGCCAAATGAAGATAAGCCATTGCCAGAAGATATTGAGTTGGAAATATCCCGCTTGGCATCTCAAGCCGCTGAAAAGCTACTTCGCAAAGACCAAGCCGAAGTTGCACAGCAACAGGCAATGCAACAACAACAAGACCCACTTACTCAGATTCAACAGCGTGAGATTGCGCTCAAAGAGGCTGAGTTCCAGCATAAACAACAGCTTGATTTGGCTAAATTGCAAGCTGATATGGAAAAAACCGCCGCTAATGTGGCTGTCCAAGAAGAAAGAATTGAGTCTGAAGAGCGCAGAGAAGGGGCTAGGATTGGTGCCGACCTATCTAAAACCCGTTACGCTGGCCAACGAGAAGACTTGAAGTATGGCTTAGAGTTAGGCAAAAAAATCACAGAGGAGATAGATAATGCTGGAAGTGATAAGGGATAAGATACGAGCATATATGAATGACATTGCTGACCATATGGCTGGCGGCGGCTGTCAAAATCATGAAGAATATGTTCGTCTTGTCGGCAAAGTTGAGGCATTGGCTTTAGTGGAGCGCGACATACTTGATTTGGAAAAACGTTTAGAAGAGGCGTAGGGCTTCCGCAGTCGCCTTATATGCGATATATTGTTTTTGTGGAGACTTTCAGGGGCAACCCTGCAAGGTACTGTGAACCTAAATCACTGCAAGGAAAACAGATGTATTCTGCTGAAAAAGAAGTCAACCAATCGGTTGCAAACAAAATCCCAGAACCTTCTGGGTATAAACTCTTGATAAAACCACTTGAGGTTAAAGAGAAGACAGATTCCGGCATTTATATGCCAGATGCTTTGAAACAAGCGGAACAAACCGCGTCAGTTATTGGTTTTGTTGTTAAGGCAGGGCCTGATGCATACGGGGATACAGATAAATTCCCAAGCGGACCGTATTGTAAAGAAGGTGACTTTGTGATTTTTCGTTC